CAGCATCCCGGACATCGTTCGCGCCGATAAGGTTCCCCGAAAATCCTATTTTATGCAGGAACTGATTTGCGAGGTCTATTTTACCCTGTAATGGGCCGGATTTTAAGTTGGGGAGCAGGGATTTTAGCGTTTCGACATTTGTTATCATATCGTTTTTCGCGGATACGTCGCTAATGAGACTATCGTAAAAATCAGCGCTTTTTTCTGCCAGTTTTTGATTAAACATGTACCCAGGGCTGGCTTTAGCCCGCTCAAAATCAAACCTTTCCCTATCGATAGCGTTCTTTTCCTGCTGCTGCTGAATGCCGGCAACACGCCCGGCCGCCGCGCCGTAATCTCCGGGAAAAGACGCGGCCGCCATGATATTAGGCGAGACGCCGCCAGAACCGCCGCTGTACAGCGTGCCGGTTCCGCCCTGTGCCTGCTGGCCCCCGCGGTAGTCCACAGATTTATACCCCGCCGGGACGGGTTTCAGCCCAACGGCCATGTCAAATTCATCAGCCGGGACGTACTTGTAGGAGCCTTCATTTACGGTAATTGCCCGCATCAGCCCTTTCATAGTCTGAGGGTCATTAAGGTTAAGCGGCTGGTTGGGGTCAACGCCCATCATGGCCGCCGTATCCTTGATGAGTGCGCTTGTGTCGTTCTCGTTAGAGGGGCTCCATCTGGAGATGATAGCGGCTACAGTCGGATTTTTTGCATAGGCGGGAGAAAGGAGGTTGGCGCGCATGCCTTTGAGACCGTCAAGTATGGTAGGATACACCCGCACCTGGTCTCCGAAGTTGCCTACGTTTCCGGGGTTGTTGGTCATAGCGGCCTTGTCGAGCGGCGCGCCGTCAGGGCCCGCCGGACGCTGGTTCTTAGGCGGAAGTGTGCTTGCGGGCATTGTCGGCCCGTCGGGGATACGGGGCATCTTCATGGGATCCATATCGACGCCCTGCCCGCTCCCGCCTGTAAGACCGGGAAGCCCCATCAATCTGCCCCACATGTCCCGGTCCGCGGCTTCTCTCTGTGCCTTCTGTTGCGCAATGCCCAGTCTCTGCTGGTTAAGCTGAAGATTCCCAAGAGATATTGCGTTGGCAAGGCCCCTGTCTTCCCGGGACGCTTCCCACTGCGCACGGGCTAAAGCGTCCTGCGCGGCCACGCGGTCACGCTGGAGGCCGTACATCCCGGCGTTTCCGAGAGCGCCTAAAGCATCCAGTCCGCCGCGCCCGAGAAGCTGGCCGAAACTTCTTCTACCGTTATTATTGGCAAGCATAGAAAGGGCCGTTACACCGGCAAGGAAACCGGGGTTGCCAGAAACAACGTCAGCCATGGACATGTTCTTAGGGGCGGGCTGTACGCCGCCCCACATACCGAGAAGGCCGCCCGGCGTCTGTCCGTTATCGTATGGGTACGCCATTACTTTCCGCCTCCCTTGCCGCCGCTGTCTGTCTCGGTAGTGCTCTCACCCTGTCCGCCGTAGGAACCGCCGACAAGGTTAAGGTAGTTCTGCAGGGCGAGCATGTCTTTCTGTTGGTTGTAGTTCCAGCGGTCTACGTCCGCGTCAACTCTACTCTGGTTGTAGTCGTCGAGAGAAGAACCCGCCTGAGCCAGCTGCGAGGCATCCGTATATGCCTGATTGCTCAGGGACTGTGCGGGGGTTGCCGCGGCAATCTGTGAATTTATGCCCTGATTGTAGGCGTTCGCGGCATTACCCGCCGCGCTCACGGCCTGATTGTAGGCATTACTGTACATTTCGTTAGCCAGGTTCTGGTCAGCGTCCGCAACAGCGTTTGCCTGCGCGCCGCTCCCGAACCTGCCCGCCTGAGAGAAATTTCCGTTGATTGCCGCGTTCGCCTTATCAGCCGCATGGTCGTAAAGGCTGTCTATGTACGGGTTCGTAGACTGCGCGTACTGGTTGAGAGCGTTCAACCCCATGTTTCCAGCCATAGCCGAGCCGTTCAGTATGTTAGCCATACTGGACGCCGCGTTATCGATATTCGCATCACCGCCCGTTGCGCGGGCGTTAATCATGTTGCGGGCTGTAGTCGTGTACCCCGATTCATCCGCTACGGTAGAATTGGGGTAGTAATCCCCTGCGAGCCCGCCGCTTTCATAAAGCCGCGCTGCTTCGGGGAATACGCCTTTGACTTCTACGCCCTGAGAATTTTTGCCCCCGATGAGATAGGGGATTTGGGCCCCCCAAGGGGCCGCACTGCTGGTAGTGGTGGATTCTCCACCGCCGCCTTTTCCGCCTCCGCCGCCACCCATGGCGAAACCTCCGTTATAAATCAAGTCCCGAGACCGGAACCGTTAATCTCGTATGTTCTGTCACTATACCGTCAATATTTTGACGCCTGCTGTAGATGTAGCACGAACCGGGTACACGCGCCACCTCATGGCCGCCCATCAGGCGGGCCGCCTTCAATGCCGGCCCGTTAGTGGCCGGCGTCGAACCAAGCACCCGTTCAAGGGCAAAAGCCCCGTCTTTTTTCGCGTAGAGCCATTGCGCGAGCATGCCCACGCATACAGCAATGGGGAGGGGCATGCCCTCGTATCGTCTAACCCCGCATGGGAGAACGCAGAAATGCCCCCATGCTGTTTTGCCGTGCAGGCTGTTCAGGGCGCACATTGCCAGGAGTTCTCCGTTCAACAGAACGAACCACGGCAGGTTATTACCGTTCCGGCACCACCGGATAAAGTCCGGCAGAGAGACTTCCGGCCGGTCGTAAAAGAATTTTTCAAGCCGGCCAGAGGCTTTGGCTTCCTTCCAGAAAAAAGCAAGGCCGCGGTTGCTCACGTCATCGATAAACTGATAATCAAATCCCATTAGAACCACTTCTTCAGATTATAGGCTGTACGCTCAAGCCATCCGGCATCAGGGCTGGGCATGGCATTCCCGTTGCGGTCGTAGTACGTGGGATTTGTGCCGGGCGGCACTGCCTCCCCCGTATAGGGCATGTACAGCGTTCGGTTGAGGTGCAGGCCGTACTCGGGGCGGAGGCCGGAACGCTCCATGGCCGCCTTATCTTCAGGCGTCATCTGTGCGGCGCCTTCCGCGGCCTGTTGTGCCGTCCCCTGCCGCTGAAAACGCGGATCGGGGACGTTCACGCTCATATATGCCGGGCCACTCTGCCCCATGAAATAGAGAAGCCCCCCGAGACCGGCAAGGTCAACGGGCGGGTCGTTGGGGACGGACACAGCCGGGGCCTGCACGCGGGGAATAGCCCCGCCCGCGCCTGCGGCCGCGGTAGCCTTGCCCGCCGGAGATTTGTAAAGTCCGCCGTACTGAGGAGTATTGCTTCTGGAAAAACCGGAACCGGCCATTAGAACAGACCTCCGAGAAGACCGTTAAGCGCGCCCATGCCGGCGCCTACAGCGGCGCCCGTGGGGCCGAAAAGAGAACCTACCGCACCGCCCATACCGGCATTACCGAGTACCTGACTTTGACCGGACGTGAGCCTGCCGTTCCCGTTCATCATACCAAGAAGCCCGCCAAGGCTCCCCACCGTGCCCATAACGCCATTCAGGCCGCTGCCCTGCTGCGTGGCCATGCCGGGCGCCTGCATCTGCTGGAATCCGGCGCCGCCTCCCTGCTGCGTAACAGGCGGTGTAACTGTCCCGGCGGGACGGGAATACTGTCCCGTCGTGGCCGCGCCGAACTGCCCCTGCTGGAGCCCGTTCTGCCTGAGAAAGGGATTGTTGTATTGTGTCATCATATTTCTGTCTCCTTTAGCTTCCGAAAATCAGCCACACCCAGGAACCCGTGCCGGTGCCGGAAATCGTAAAAGTCATTTCCCCGCGTGTCATCGCGGAAAGGAACCATTTCATGCCCGCCGCATCCGCGTTGAGCGGCACGAGCATCGCCACACGGCCGGCACGGCACCGCGGATCCCTGACAGTCTTATCACCGGCGCCAGCCGTGAACGTGCCCGTGTTGAGCGTTTCGCCAGCGATAGCGCCGTTCACCGCGAGCGCTAAAGCTGTCATCTGTTCGGGCGTAGCCTTCGGAAAAATTGCGACCTGCCGCGCCATTACATACCCCCTTCAGGCTCAATCAGGGCCTCTACTCCGTGAGCGTCACGCCATGCCGTACCGCCGCCCGGGATAACGACACGGGCCGACAGATAGTTAGTGCTGATATGCTGATAGCAGACGCCATCCCTGCTTTGTGAGCGGAGAGGGCCGTATTTCGGCTGTTCCTGCTGCCTTGTTCTGTATATGGGGAGCGCTTTCGCGTCTCCGCGGTCCACAAGCGGGCGCAGGCCGTGCACCATCATTCGGTCACCGCCGATTTCCTGCGTCTCTATGACGGCTTCAAGCGGTTTGCCGTTTAAAACGCCCATGTACCCCTCAGAATCAAAACAGCCCATCAGGGACCGGCCGGTCATGAATGCCGGCACGTCCAGAGAACCAAAGGGGAGCGTATCCAGTGTGCCGTACTTATCGAGGTCATCAAGCGTTTCGCCGCGGGCGTAATCCCCGAAAAGCGTTTGCACGGAGAGAACTCCGTATGACCACTTATCGAGGTCATAGGAATAGATCAAAACTCTGTCCAGTACACCGGCTTCCGCCACCTTGGAAGGGAAAGCCCATATGCAGATACGGTTCACGGGGTCATGCCATCCGGTGATTTCAGAAATCCGCGTATGTTCAACCTGCGAGAAGAACCACGTATCGATGCGCTCAATCCCGAGGGCCTTTGTGGAAGTTCCGTCCGTGATGTACCAGCCATCATCGGAAAGGTAGATGCACCCCACACCGAAGTTGACGGGGCTTTTGGGTGCGAGCAGTCCACGCACGGCGTCAATCTGCTTAAAATTGAAAATGTAAGGCGGCCCTACGTAGGCCATACGCTGAACGGCCCGCTCAAGGAACACAATGCCGTCAGTCTGTCCTACGGCGCCCATGACGGCCATAACGCGGCCGCCTTCTGGAAAGTGCTGATAGTCTGACTGCTTAGCGGCGGCGTCATCGGTTCCGGGTTCCGGCCACGTGTCGGGGTCATCCATAGCTGACCACTGGATGCGCTGCCTGTTCCCCGTCAGGTCACCAAGAACAAGAAATTCCTTCACAATCGCCATGCATTGGGCTGTCGGCGCGTTCGAGACAGCGGAAAAATCACCGAACCCGCCCGAGACAGTGGACTTATATAAGCTCGTCCCGTAGAGCATATACAGAGACGGTCCCCAGTTTGCGAAAACGCGGTTTGTGCTGACTGTTTCTGTTGTGAGTTTTGCTACCCATTCCCCGCCCTGCAGGGCGTACACGGGGCCAGCGGAAGAAGCGGCCAGCGTAAGCAGGTCACCGTTGACATCGCGGAGCGTACAGGCCGCAAGGCACCGCCCGCCCGGAAGTTGGGGAAAAGAGAGGCGGGACACGCCAGGCAGGTATCTGTACCCGCGCTTGCCGGGGATGACATTGCGGGCTTCCGGCGCCTGCTGCCCATTAAGTAGAACGTCGTCCGGTTCCCACGCTCCGAATTGTAGGAGAACTTTTTTAGCCTTGCTGCTCACTCAATACCCCCCCCCGTCTGTTGCGAAAATGTACCGGTGCGCACCCATACGCCGCTGGGGCGCTCATCTTCAGTCCATACCCCCGTAACGCGGTCTTCCGGAGACCATGCCCAGCCGCGGAAGGTAAAGCGCAGCTGCTGTCCCGTTCCCCAGTAATCAGGGCAGGCAAAAAAACGCACTCTGATATAACTGAAGGTTTCACCGCTTATAGCCCCAGCTGTACCCGCATACACGGCACCGCGCCTGTAGGTGAGATTGCCGCCCGTCAGAATGGCACAGGGGACAACGGCGTCGCCGGGCACCCACGCCCTGCGAACGAAGAACCCGCCGCCCGTCTGTACATGCCCCTCAGGAGCATACCGTCTTGCGCGGGTAAGCCTCCCCTCCTCCCCCGATACGGCATTGAGTACGGCGTCATCTCCGGCGATATAGGAATCATCCAGAGAGACGGTTCCCATGCCGTCTATATCAGCGCCAAAAAGGCGGTCAAAATCTTCAAGGGTGAAGTCGCGCATTAGTCTATGGTAAGTTTTAGGTCGCCGGCATGCACAATAATTGTATCGTTGGCGGACAGTTCTTTGACTGTGGACAGGGAGCCGTACCACACGAGGTTTCCGCCCGTAGCGGCGTCATACACGCCCCACGCAACCACCGTCCCCCATCCTGCCGTAGCTGTTGGGAATTCAATTGCCGCGGCGTTGGTCATACTGGAAGGGTCGCCGGATACCGGCACCGCAAATGTAATTGCCTGTCTGGCATATGCTCCGCCGGTTACTTCGGTTCCGTCCGAACTGTCAGTAGGCAGTGCCGTCAGCACGCCGAGGTAGTACGTTTTGGCGCTTTTGATCAATCCGAGTACGTACGTTTCACCGTAATTCGTCAGGCTCATTTTATGTCCTCCTCATGGGCCGCATGCTAATATCCTTAGGGTATCGGGCCTGCGTCTCCTGCTGGCTGATGTCCGCCACGGCCTGCCTGTAATACTGAGCCCACATGTCCACGGGCACGCTCCCGCGGGTAAAAACCGCTGATTCCACGAGCGAGCCGTAGATGTACAGGTCAGGATGCCGCAGCAGAATCTCGTTGTCGGGTTGTTCATCCCCGAGAGGCGGGATTTCAGCGTAGTAGGTCAGCTGGAGTTTGCCAGCCTGATCAGGCGTAGGCAAAACGAACAGGTCATTAGCTTCAATGGTGAAGCAATACGGCCGCCCCGTCTTCTCCAGCAGAAGCGCGTATTCATCTGGGGACGCATACCACAGATTGACGCTTCCGTTTCCGTCGGGAGGCGTCCAGACAATATCCCGCATCTCAAGGAAAACGTCCCACTGCCCCGGCACCCGCTTCATAGGAAGCGGCATTTGGCCTTGCCCCTTAGGTAAGGAAGCGTGTGCCCTGTGCTCCATCGCACGCAGGCGCAGCGTCCTGTTCCCCCGCTGTTCCCACAGACGGATGAATACAGGGATGCGGTCCGTCAGGTCCTCACGTCCAAGGTAGTCGGCTATGGCTGTTTTCAGGCCTTCATATGTGGTGAGATCAGCCATTACACAACCTCATTCGTTGTTCTGAAGGCCTTATTCATCGGGTCATTGAGGAATTTCCGCATGTCGTCCGGGTCATTCAGAATATCGAGCCCCTGCGCCCTGGCAATGTCCACGGCGGCAACGGGGATGCTCGCTACCCTGCGGAACGTGGGCGCAAGCCGGAAGCCCTTAAAGTGGTCACGGGCACGAGCCTCCTTATTCAGACGCAGAATGTCCGTGACGTCCTGTTCCCGGAAGAGGCGGAAGTCATCCGTCACATAATCCGTCACGCCGTCATTGCGGCGCTCAAGGACCTGTCCGGCTTTCCCCTGCTGGAGATTGACGCTCATGTATCCTCCCAAAGGGGCCCGCCCGAAGGCAGGCCCCGCAAAACTAGGCAGCCTTAAGGTCAGCCAGTACGCCGGAAGAGGCTTCATTGCGGGCCTCAAGCGTAGCTTCCGCCACGATAAAGCCCTTCTCAGAATCGCCGGTTACGGCGAGGCGCTGTTCCTGGAACGGTCTAAGGTACGCCACCTTCCAATATTCAGGGTCAAGAACGAAGGCGCAGGCCTTAGAGTAGGTCACATATGCCTGTACTCTGTTCGGCACGAGTTTCAGAGAGCCGAAGTCGGACACGTACACGTCAATAACGGCCGTAGCCTTCTTCATTTCCGCTTTTTCCATCTTGGTACTTCCGCCGGTCAGCACCTCAGACATTTTTACCCTGATGTCCGGAGCCATCATAATTGTATTCGGATTGCCGCCAGCATTGTAAATGCTGGTAAGCAGGGCCTTCAACATGGCCTCAGTCGGGACGCGGGCCGTACCGGCCGTGCAGGCGGTGGAAGAGGTTGCGGCCGTGCCGGAAGCGCCGCCGGCAAAGTTGGTTGTAAGCCAGCAGGGAAGGCCCGTCATCAGCCTGCCGCTTGTGCTTTCACCGGCCGCCAGCTGGTTGCTCAGCAGGGCAAACTCGAGGTCCTTTTTAATCTCTTTCATGCGCAAGGCCATCTGGTGGGTGTACTGCCTGGTCACGCCGTTCTGAACGACGGCCTGCGCAGTACCGGAAACATTCACGGCCTTCATCAGAATCTGAGTTTTGTTGCTCAGCTCCGTAGTGTTGGAGCCGGCGAAAGAAGTCACGTCAATGCCTTCTTTCTGCGCGTTGGAGCCGGGGGCCGTCAGGGCGTCCGTCTGCCACTCGTGCAGGGTCTGGGACGCGGTAGTACGGCCGCACATAGTCAGGAAAGGCGTATCCGTCGGGGACACGTCAAAGATCAGTTTGGAGAGATCGCGGGGCTTGCCGTTAACATTGGCATCCTTAACCTGTCCGCTCACTGTAGCCATATAATCCTCCTATTAGTCCATGGCCGCGAGA